CTCACACTGGAATGTACACAAAATTATTTTAATTGAGAAAATATTATGGAAGAGAAAATTGATTTAAGTTTAAACCGCTCCCTACCTGAACTTGAAAGTTCTTATTGGGAATTTTTGGAAGCAACTGAAGGTGAAGATTCTTCTGAATGGAGTAGTTCTGTTCAGGTAGATCTATCTGCACTTGAAGGTTACCTTATGAAAATGGATTTGTTATGAATATAATAAGTGTAAAATATATTATGGCGATATGGCTCACCTTAATGGTATACAGCTATATGTGCTTTTTTGAAAAGTGGAATGATTTTTTTGTGAGGATATTATGATACCAATACTTGAATTATTGGGTGGAGTTTCCGCTTTTGTATTATTTGCCTGTGTGATTTTGTTATGGGCATGGATAGTGATGAGTAACTAAAAATATTATGACATTACATAGAGTGGCACCTGGCTGCTTCTTCACATCAGAAGAAGACACGCCAATCAATGCAATAGTCGGCAAGAAAACATCTGTGCCGACCAATACCCCAAAACCGTATTACAGAACTTCTGAGCTGGATGAGATTCCAGACAACTTTGCTGAACGTATGAGAAAGTTCAAAAGAGCTGAAGTTCGCACAGAGGAACGTGAAATTATAACGCCTAATGGCTTCGCTGTTTCTATTGCTTTCAACAAGGGCGCATATATGGTAATTCCAAAAGAGGATTTATGACAGAAGAAACTATAATCGTAGATGGTCGAACAAGTCCAAAGACTATTTACAAAAAACGAACAAGTCCAAAGACTATTCAAATTCAAGATTCAAAGACTGCGCGGAGTAAAGCTAATTGGCACTGGATAAGTGTCAGTGATGCAGATGGTGAAGGTAAGGGCACCTATGATGTTGGGCGACGTGAGATGAAACGTGAACGTCTTCATGCAATGAAACCTAAACTGAAAGCTCGGTATGAAAAGTCGTTAAAGCCATCCGAACCAGCTAAAGGTAAATTTAATGCACGAGGGGTTTTCAGACCCGCATCAAAAAATGCAGTGTCGCGCAGAAAAACCTTGACAATGTAGCCCGAAACATGAGACAATAGCTATAGTGAGTTGAGTTTATCTCTCACGCAGGGAATCTTCCCTTAATACATTATGGAGTATACACTATGAAGATAAGTCGTAAAAAGTTAAACCTTGAGATCGCCAAGTATCTACACAGGGGTGGTAAGATAACTAAACTTCCTGACGGCCCAAACTATCGGTTTCAACCTTATGGTGCGAGAGTCACCCCAGGCGATCCCATAGTGGATCTTACGATTACAGACACGCCCACAACACAGCAGCAAATCAAGTATGTTGAGGAAAACAGTCTGTGAGTAACACACACAAATATACTGTTGAGATTCTATACCACTTCACGTGCGGGTTTTGCTCGCACTGGTGGTCATATGCTTTGACGCCTTTTACTCAACCAGCAGAGATTGGATTATCTGATAAACGAATCTACTGCCCTCATTGTGGTCATACTCAAAAGACAGAAATTAAAGAAGGCTTCTGGCTAGAAAATCTGCAAAATAGCGCAGATTAATCTTGACAGGTGGTAGTCACTTCTGTATAATAGTAAGTGAAGAGTGAGGAAAGGGTTCTTGCTCAGTTTAAAAATTATGTAATAAGGTAGTTATGAAAAAGTTTGTATGGATAGTGAATGTCAGTTCTGAGTTCGCTGAAGTTTCTTGGTTAGAGATTTTCTCCAGTAAAAGTTTAGCTGAAGTGTTTGCTTCAGAAGTGAAACATCCAGATATGGAAGTGTTCGCCAGAATCAGTAAAAAAATGATCAGATAGTTCATTTTTGACTTGACAACCCTCTGCCAAGTCTGTATAATTATAAGTGAAGAGTGAGGAAAGGGTTCTTGCTCAAAACCCGAATGAGAAAATATTATGTGTAAATTGAGATTGTTTTTTGTGGGTTCAGATGGTAAGATGAACTCTTCTGAAATGGTCATGTCTTTTGATGAAGATATTAAAGGAATGATCAAACATTGGTCAACTGGTGGCCGAATGGTAATCCACGAATTCATTGAGGTGTAATTATGAAAATTGTATCAACAAAACAATTTTGGTGGAGGTTTAATTACCTCAAACGAAACGGTGGCGAGATAACTGTTACCGATAGAACACCAGAAATGGATGTGAAAGAGTTCAACAGAATAGAGTTGCTAGTAAACAGTCGTGTTCGCTGGGAACTTGGTTCAGAAAATTTTATGAAGTGGGATTCTTGTGGATACAAAGACATTCCTACTTTGGCTAGAGCATACGGTATAACATGAAAACAGCGACACTTGAAGAATTGAATGAAGGTGAATTAATATTTGGCTCTCGCACAGCCGGAAGATGGTTCGCGAGAGAGTATGAAGATGGTGTAGAAATGGGTGGCCACTTTTTCAAGACAGAAGAAGAGGGTATGGAATATTATTCTGAATCTGGTGTTACTAGAATATCAGTCAAATCTTAAACGAAAAGTGATTATGAAAATGTGGATAGAAGAAATTACAAGTGCTATATTGTTGTTTGGTATGTTATACATCGCAATAGTTATTATGTTTACATTATAAATTATAGAGAGAGTATATATTATGAGTATGGAAAAATACACATTGAGAGCAGTAAGTATAACTCAAAACATATTAGAGTTACAAAAAGTAAATAGAGAACTTGTTACAGTTCGTAAAATTGTAACAGAGTTAGAACAAAGAAAAATGGAACTAATAAGTTTCTAAAGATTTAGAGCCACACATTTTTGACTAAAGATGGCAACTCTGTTCGTGACAGGATGCTAGGTGTAACTCACCCCTTACGGACTTTGGTTAGACAAATGTGGTGTGAGTGTAGCAGTTAAGTCCCTTTCATTTAAGAGATGAAATTCAACTGCATACTACAAGAATGGTGATGACGATTCGTGAGAAGTTCGCAGACCCAAAATTCTTGGTATCGAAGTACAAGTATACTCACGCAGGCTCTTTTATTTTTTATAGAAGGTATAGTATGACACAAAAATACGATAGATTTAATTTAGAAGCAGAAATCCTGAGCGTCTGGAATACGAAAGACGATTTGCAATCAATAACTAGTCGCATGATGGATGATCCAGATGGCCCAATGACAGAAGATGAACTTACGAATGTTTTGATTGGTCTAACCGAATTGCATGATATTAGGTGTAAGAAATTGTTTAATGTTTTTGAAGCGATGATTAGGGAGAGGAAATTTGATGGAATGGAAAAAATGTCTCCAGGCCTCGACATATGAGAACACAAGCATGGCGAAGACAACAGGAAGAGAAGAAGAAACGAAAAGTTGTTAAAGACCATGATAAATGGTGGTGGGGAGATGATTCTCCTCGAATGGTAGGTAAAAAAGCACATACACCAGCAATGTGTAGTTGTCATATGTGTGGCAATCCTCGTAAGTACTGGAAAGAGAAAACGATACAAGAAAGAAGAAATGATTATGAAATATGACAGATTTAATTTAGAAGAAGAAATTCAAAATGTTTGGCACACAAAAGATGACTTGAATGCTATAACAGAAAGACTTTATGATGATCCAGATGGCCCAATGACAGAAGATGAAATTTCAAATGTTCTAATTGGTCTGAGCGAATTACACGAAACAAGGATGAAAAAATTGTGGAGAGTTTTTGAGACTATGGTTCATCAAAAAAATAGTTTTTTGACAGAAAAAGTTACTATGGGTGATGTATTAGATAAAATAGTAGATGATGCTGAAAAGGAATAAATGTGGGCATCAATAATTCTTTTTACATTTTCGTTGAATGCACAAATAGACCAACACTTCAAGAGTAAAGAATTGTGCTGGGAGTTTTACGAAAAACATCCTCTACTCTACAGACAAATAGATGAAGCTTTCCCAAAAGATTATTATGTGAGATTATACAATAGTGATGAACACGGCCTCGTATGGATAACTTGTAATAAGTTGTCAGACCTGAGAGGAAACGACATTACTAGATTTCCAGTGAACGTACCACTACCAACTCCAAAATAAAATGTATAGACCGTTACCAGATTATGTGACAATAAGAGAATCACCCATTGAGGGCTTTGGTCTTTTTGCTACTAAAAAAATACCAGCTGGAACTTACATTGGTGTAACTCATTATACTAATGACAAGCACCCCGAAGGTATTGCACGGACACCACTTGGTGGATTTGGTAATCATTCAGATACACCAAACTGTTTTAAAATAAAATTGGAAACTGATAATTCTTGGATAGGTGCTATAAGAGATATAGAGCCGAACGAAGAGATAACTTGGAGATACACCCTTTACGAGATAGTATAATGGCTAAAAAAAAGACAGTAATACAACGTAAAAAGATTGCACCTGTAAAGAAGAAACGAGAACTTACTGATGAGGCGAAACAGAAATTGCGTGACCGCCTTGCTGCAATGAGAGCTAAAAAGAAACCTGCAGAGTATAAGAATATAGCAGAGTCTGTTTTGGCCCTTCCCGATGATGATAAGTATTCTTTCAAGAATGTCAAAGAGTGGATTCATCATTCAAAAGATTTGGTTTTAGAATACAACAAGACTGCTCGGAGTAGGGCGACTTCTTCACAAGAAGCACAGAAAGCATCTAATGCTGCTGACCACAAGAAGGTCTATATTAGAGATCTTGAACATTATCTAAAAACTGGTGATTGGATTAGTTACTTCTCAGGGCAAGATGAAAATCAGAAGGTTATTCCACGTTGTGTTGCGATGGCTTTTTATCCTGACGGAACTCCTAAGAGGTCAGAGGGCGTGTTCTATGATGATATTGATACAGTATGGACAAGAGATATGGATGAATCGGAGTTTGGATTGGAGAGAGATTCCACAAATTATGTTCCAAAGAAATCTGGAACGGTCGCCATAACTGACAAACCATTCGATTCATCATTATAAATTCTCTCTTGACAGATAAATAATTATATGGTATAATATAATTAACGATTAAAGTGATGATTGGGGTAATCGTAGGAACACGCTTTCTCTCCACATGCTAGATGATAAAAAGTAGTCTTTCAGCTAGTTTGTTTAAAACAGTGTTCATCTCATACTATGAAAACTGATAATCAAAGTGTCCAATCATCACTCAACTTCCTAGGAACATATGGAAAACGATTTATTAAAAAGACTCATCGCAATTATTGCAAGATTTGATCAAGGACTAACTGAAGCAAAAGGCGGAGAAGGTATAGACAAGCCCGCAATCAGAGAAGCCAAACTAATTTTAAGTTCTGACGATAATACTTCTTTTGTGTATGATCTAAATCATAATGATGCAGCAGAAGTTGTTGGCCAATTTTCCCTTTTCAAAAAAGGAGAAGATGACATTGTTACTCCGTTTCCTATTACAAGTTTTATTCAAGAAGGTAAGATTGAAGGTATAGATACAAAGGATATTTTATTAAATTAAACAAAAGGATATTATGACATTAAAAATTGATTTCGGTGAAAGTGATTTTGCTCCAGAAGAAACCCCCAAAGCAGCAGGTGGTACTGAACTTATGCAGAAGTGGTTATTTTCTCGTATTGACCCAGAGCTAAAGAATTACTTCCAGTGGGTCGCTTCTCGTAAAAGAAAGTTAGAAGACAAACCAAGATTGTTTTGGGCCCATGATCTTGCCCAAGATCCAGAAGTTGCATTTCTTAAAGAACACAAGAATATGTTAGACTTTGAAAAGATACTCTTTGTCAGTAATTGGCAACAGTATCAGTATGGAGTTTATCTTGGCGTTCCCTATGATCATGGTGTTGTTATTCAACACGCCATAGAACCCATTCCAGAACATGAAAAACCCAAAGACAAAATATCTTGTGTCTATATGAGCACACCTCATCGTGGCCTAGAGATTTTACTTGCTTCTTGGAAACATCTCAAAGAAAATAATAAATCTGAAGAAGTTCAATCCGCTGAACTGAATATCTTTTCCAGTTTTAAGATATATGACAGACCTCACATGGATGAGCAATATCGTCATGTATATAAACAGGCTCAAGATATGGATGGTGTCAATTATCATGGTTCAGTATCCAATGACCAGATTAGAGAAGAACTTACCAAGAATCACATCATGGCCTATCCATCGGTTTATATGGAAACTGCTTGTATTTCAGTAATGGAAGCTATGAGTGCAAAGTGTATGGTAGTGTGTCCTAATCTTGGTGCCCTTCCAGAGACTTGTGCAAACTTTGCTTGGATGTACGGATATGAGCCAGGGCCTGAGAAACATACTGCAGTGCATTCACACATTCTTGGAAAGGCTATTGAGTCGTACAGGAAAGATGAAACAGAAACTTTGTTGAGTTTACAGAAGACATATTTTGATACTTTTTATAATTGGGATATGCGAATGAATCAGTGGAATCAATTTCTTGAATCCATTAAAATGAGAATAGAAATGGGTAAAGATGATATTACTTGATTATAGTCAAACCGTGATCGGTTCTTTTATGGCCATGGGCAGAGGTAAACCAGTTGTGGAAGAAGATCTGTTAAGGCACACGATACTCAATTTAATCAGATTGTTTCGTAATCAATTTGCAAAAGATTATGGAGAAATGGTTATTTGTTGTGATGGTAAAGACAATTGGAGAAAGAAAGTATTTCCAGAGTACAAAGCAAATCGTAGAAAGAACAGAGAGAATGATCCTACAGATTGGAAAACTCTCTTTGAACTGTTGCATGAGATGAGGGAAGATTTGACTAAATACTTTCCATATAAAGTTATGCACGTAGATACTGCAGAGGCTGATGACATTATTGGTGTTCTCATTAACACGTTGGCGGAGGATGACAATCTTCCACCTACTCTAATATTGTCCAGTGATAAAGACTTTATTCAGTTACAAAAGCATAAAGAAGTTAAACAATGGTCACCACTTCAGAGAAAGTTTATAGTGGGTGATGCTGCAGAATCTTTGTATGATAAGACCATTAGAGGTGATACTGGTGATGGTGTTCCTAACATCCTTTCCTCGGATGATACTCTTATTACTGAAGGAAAACGCCAAACTCCTGTAACCAAGAAGAAGATGGAACTTTGGAGAGGTCAAAAACCAGAAGAATTCTGTAATGAGGCTATGCTCAGAAACTACCATAGAAACAAGACAATGGTTGATTTGGACGAGACTCCAAACTCAATTCGTATAAATATAGTTAATCAATATAAAAATCAAGAAGCTGGTAACAGAAGTCAGCTCTTGAATTACTTTGTTGATAACAGATTGAAAAACCTTATGGAAGTAATTGACGAGTTTTAATTATGACAACAACTAGTTTACCAACAGTCTTTAGCGAGATTGCAAAAGCATCTACCAAGAAACAAAAAAAGGAAGTATTATTAAAACATGATTGTTTTGCGCTTCAGCAGATCTTAAAAGCAGCATTCGATCCAAATATAAAATTTCTCTTACCGCCAGGTGCACCCCCCATAGCCAAATTTCAAGGAGACACCGATGAGCCGAATCCAACGTATCTACACTTTCATATTAGAAAGTTATATTTGTTCGTTGAAGGTCAATCTCCTGAAAGTTTGAGTAATATGAAAAGAGAAAAAGCATTTACAGATATTTTAGAAGGTATACATCCTTCTGAAGTAGAACTTCTTCTGCAAGTGAAGGATAAAAAACTAAAATGCAGAGGATTAACTTTCAACCTAGTAAAAGAAACTTTTCCTAATTTACTACCATAATTATATAATATGGCACAAACAATAAAAAGTTTAGAAGAGAGAATAGTCAATTTAACCAAAGTTTCTACAGACAATGTGCAAACAACTGTAGAGGCTGAACTACGGCAATTGAAAATGGAGAGTGGAATACCGTTACAAGCTACGGTTGTTCTTGCTAAGGAAGATAATTTTCAATTTACTATGGATTGGGATGCTACCATGTCAAAATTTTCCACTACAATAGATGGAATAAAATGGTACAGTGATTTTGATTACTCCTTATACTCCCCCAAATTATGGGAAACTGGCGCCACCGCCAGAGCTTCCCGCCGCGGCAGAAATTCTCCTATTTAAGTTTAAGCAATGGACTATCGTGCTTAGATCAATTTATTTAAAAGAGGAATATGAAAATATTCATTGCCTTTGTAGGGCTTCTTACGCTGTGGTCAACCCTGTTAAATTCGGGCACCACATCTCAAATATGGATTGCACCAATATCTGACAAACAGACAACAAAAATGTCTCCATTACACATGACTATCAATGGAAAGACTACAGTTGTAAACTTGGTGAATTCAGAAGAACTAGAATGCATGTCAAAAAATATATATTTTGAAGCAGCATTAGAATCTACTGCTGGAAAATTAGCAGTAGCACAAGTCACTATGAATCGTGTGAATTCAAAGCAGTATCCAAATACTGTCTGTAAAGTTGTTTATCAAGGGAGACATTACAAATCTGGATTACCAGTAAAAGACCGATGCCAATTTAGTTGGTATTGTGATGGTAAACTAGATGTGCCTCACATTGGTGCAATGTGGCGAGAGTCTAGCGAGATTGCTGTGTATGTATTAGCAACTCCTGACTTGATTGATATAACGGATGGTGCAACTCATTATCATGCGGACTATATTAGTTCACCGAAATGGGCAGACCCACGCCGTAAAACAGTAGAGATTGATACACATATTTTTTACAATAAAGCTAGAAAAAGTGTAAAAAAGACTTGACAATACTATATAAAAGAGAAGAGTAATTTTGCTGTATGGAAATACAGTGGAACACCAAAATGGTTCACGAAAGGAAAAAATGCCTTATTATGACTATAGATGCGAGAAGTGCGGAAACGAATTTGAAGATTTTTATTCTATGGATGAAAGAAGAAAACCTACTGAATCTTCTTGTGAGAAAGATGTAGGTGTGGATGAGTCGGTTGTGTGTGGTGGTAAGATTGACTTAGTGCCAGGCAAAACACCAACCGCATTCGCGTATGATAATATTTCATCGCCCGGGCATGCTAAGAAACCGCCTGGATGGATAACCGATAAGCTCAAAGAGATTAAGAAGCAACAGCCGAAAAGCACGATGTCATGGCACCATTAGAATGAAAAATATATTATGAAAAAATTTAATCATGTTGGAACTACATTAACTGAATTGACAACAGAGAATATAGATGGCCGTAGATTTTATAAGACACCCAATGGTAACTATCAATCCATTACAACACTATTATCAAATCTGT